AAATTATTTATAATTAAACTATTGACATAATCTTAAAACAGTGATATAATATATTTGGAAACAAATAGGTAGAAACAGCAAAACAAGGAGGACAATGAAATGGAAGAAAACGAGCGTATGAATCAATTGTTTCAGGAAATGTGGGATGAATTTGATGAATTAACCGGATGGCGTGACATTGATTTTGAAGCAAATATTATAAAGGAGGAATCGAAATGACATTTTATGAACTTTATCACATCAATTACGCGTGGAAAACCAGCACACAACTAACCGTCATTAACAACACAGTAGAAAAGATGACAGCAAGTGATGCAAGAAAAAAGTATGGTGATTACACAGTTGTCATGATTGACGGAGATCGCGTTTGCATAAGCAAACCAGAGGAGGATTAACATGACATTCAGCGATTTATATTTCGCAAACAACGACTGGGAAACATCGACTGTGTTGGAGATTAACACAAGCAGCGCTAATAAGAAAGAAGAACTTACTGCCTCTAAAGCTTTATGTAAGTATAGAGACTATGAGGTTGTAGGATTTAGTGCAAACTGGGTAGTATTAATGATGCCAGATTATGTGCATAAGACAAGGAGGACAAATAATGATTTTAATTCAAGCAAGCAAACCCGCAACATACCAAATAGACGACCAACTCATGGTTGTAGTTTTTCAGCAATACTTAAAGAACTTAAGATTTACTGAACCAAAGACGTACAGAATCGAAGGTCGTGAGCACATATACTTGTTTAAAACTGAACCAGCGCACTATGGATGGGAACTTTCCTACACCTTTACATCAAAAGCAATTGGCAATTGTAACGACCTACAGGTATTAATCACTCTAGCCGATTTTCTCAACAAACCACAATCTTAAGAATTTGTTCATACTTTGTTCATATTTTCATGTTATATTTATTATAGGTGGTTCAGTAGATGAAGATTCTGTGCAAGTCGGATTAATCCATAGGGGATGTAAGTCTTAAGAGGGTGCGACTCCCTCCGTCACCGAATAAAGGAGGTGAAGCAGTGCTAAGAGAAATGTACGAACAATTCGTATTCGGGGAAGCTGGAGAAATTGAGCGAGTGATACGAGGAACCTCACCGTATTTAAAGTTTGCGTTTAAGTCTTCTAGTTGTATCATGATAGCGGAATTTTCCGAAATAGCAGACATATCAATAGAAGCAATTGACTGCAAATTGCAATTAGGTGAAACTGAACTGCTATCCCTCACGTTTCTACCAAGTTGTCAACCGGAACTAACTAATAATTCAAAGTAGCCCTCACTACGCTGAAAATTACAACATCCGGTTAACATACAGTAACTATCAATCACATCACTGGTAGCCAAACGGATAAGGCACTGGAAGTTGAGCAGAATCAACGGACATGTGAACGCACTAAAAGCGTCAAGGTCGAGGACATCAGAGATTGTGGGTTCAAATCCCACCCAGTGATACCATTAAACCCATTTAAAACAAAAAAGGAGAACAAGACATGAAAGAGCAGTTAATCACAAGAACAATTGTAACAACAAAGGTAACCGTACTGGGTGTAAACGCAACAATCGGAGAAACAGAGAACCGAACCTATTTTGTGCCAGGTGCAATCACTGACAATGCCAAAGCCCTCAAATTGGCAATCAAGCAGAACACAGAGCCTGAATTTGTTCCAGCTTTGGTTGTAGACTTAGCCCAGGATGAGAAGGTATACGGCCTGGAAGTATCAAAATTTATTGAACTTGCTCACGAAGTAGAACGCCCAGTATCACAGCAGAAGAAAGCAAACTAACTTAACACTACAAACTAAACAAAAAAGGAGATTAAATCATGACAATCATTAAAGCAAGCAGAGAGTTTAACAAGGTAGAAGTATACAAAATGACGCAAGACCAGGGCGCAGTAAGTGTGAAGGATGTGCCAGACGGAACTGTCCTTCCAGTAAGCGGCTATCTTCTCTACGAGGATGTTGACCACAAGGGAGAGAATCACGAACTGCTTTCTGTCTTAGGAGAAGACGGCACGGTTTGGACGTGTCAGTCAGCAACATTTAAGCGAAGCTTAACGCAGATGGCAGACCTATTTGAGGATGAACCATTCTCCATCAAGAAGATGTCAGGTGTGACTAAAGCGAATAAGGATTATGTAGATTGCTGTTTAGCAATGTAGCACATGTATAAAAGATTGGGGCGAATGCCCCTTTCTTTTTACAGAAAGGAGAGGTTATGGCTAAGAGGAAACCGGTTTTAAGCACAACGCAGAGGGAGTATAGAAAGGAACGCCGTAGAATAAACCAGCAGATAAACCGTATGACTAAGCGTGGTTATGACGTTCCAGACATTCTTCCAGCAATCCCTAAGAAAATTACCGAAGCTAGTGTTCGTAGGCTTAAAAAGATAACTACTGAAAAGCTATACAAAGAATCCAGATTTATTGATTTTGAAACAGGCGAGATACTAACATCAGAGGAAGGGAAAAAACTAGAAAAAGCAAGGAGACGTAGGCCAAAACCTAAAGAAACAAAGGATACATTACAGAATGAAACAATCGTATATCAAGATACAAACGGGAAACCTATTTATGACGTAGAAGTAGTTCAATTTGATCAGCAGGTAATGACAGTATTTACCATGGAAATGACTGAAATATTTGGGAGAAATCCTAGGTTGTTTAATTACATAACTTCGTGGTTTGTGGCAGCTAGAGCAAAGTATGGAGATGAAGAACTAGCGGAAGCACTAGAGCAATCAAAAGCATCCGGTGATTGGCCGGGATGGGAATGCGTATCAGACGAAGAACTTTTACGCGGTAGATTAACAACGATAACAGACCTAATGGCAATCAATAGAGAATCTAGGGAAGAACTATTTGAGATGTTAGAAGAACAAGAACCGTGGCCTGGTGAGGAGGACTAAATGATGTGCGTACACGAAACTATGAATACTATATGGCAGACTTTGAGACAACGGTCTACGAAGGTCAGGAATATACAGAAGTATGGGCGGCGGCGGTTGTAAAACTATGGGACGAGAATGTTGAGATTCTACATTCCTTGCCTGATTTTTTGTCATACATTTTTGCTCAAAAGACTAACATAGTGTGTTATTTTCATAACTTAAAGTTTGACGGCAACTTTATCTTAGACTATCTTTTGCGTAATGGTTATACCTGGAATAGGGTTGCCGAAGGAAAAATGTACAATAAACAGTTTAAGTGTGCAATCAGTGACAGAGGCGCATGGTATTCCATAACAGTTAAAATGCACAATATGGTTATAGAATTTAGGGATTCCTTGAAACTATTACCATTCTCCGTGAGAAAGATTGGCAAGGGATTCCAGACAAAGCACAAAAAGCTAGATATGGAGTACGAAGGTTTTCGCTATGCTGGATGTGTTATAACGGACGAAGAAAAAGAGTACATACGAAATGACGTATTAGTAGTTAAGGAAGCCCTTGAGATAATGTTTGAAAGGGGCCACCAAAAGCTAACGATAGGCTCATGTTGCTTAGAGGAGTTTAAGTCAACCTACGATAAAATAGACTATAAAAATTTCTTTCCAGATTTAACAGAGGTGCAAATAGATGCAGAAATATACGGCGAATGTAATGCAGATAGATACATCAGACACAGCTACAGGGGTGGATATTGTTATCTGGTCAAGGGCAAAGAGAATAGAAAGTACACAAAGGGTTGGACGGCAGACATTAACAGTTCGTATCCATCTAACATGTCATCTGAATCAGGGAACCGATACCCGGTAGGAATGCCTAAGTTTTGGCAGGGTGACATTCCAGACCTACCAGACCAAAGTTATTATTTTGTTAGAATTAAATGTAGGTTTAAGATAAAAGATGGGATGCTTCCTACTGTGCAGATAAAGGGTAGCTTCCTATATAGTGGAACTGATTATTTAACAACATCTGATATCTATGATTATTCGTCAGGAACGTACAAACGCTATTACATGCGTAAAGGTCAGCTACATGATACACAGGTAACCATGACTATGACATGTGTAGACTATGAGTTATTTTTACAGCATTATGACGTTTATGATTTAGAGGTATTAGATGGTTGTTGGTTTAGAACGGAGATTGGTTTATTTGATGAATACATGTACAAATATAAGAATATTAAGGAATCATCACAAGGCTCAGAAAGGGAACTTGCAAAGTTATACCTTAATAATCTCTACGGAAAATTCTCCGCGAATGATTCGTCTAGTTATAAAGTGCCCACCATCAACAAGAAAAACGTGTTGGGTTTTGAACTGGTGGAGGAACATGAAAAGAAACCAGGGTACATTGCAATAGGTTCCGCGATTACATCATATGCAAGGAGGTTTGTTATCAATGCGGCTCAAGCGAATTTTCACGGGGTTGAAAATGACGGATTCATATACTGTGATACTGATTCGATACACTGTAGTGGCGACCCCGAAGATTGTAAAGGAATCAAGGTTCATCCGACCAATTTCTGTGCGTGGAAATTGGAAAGCTATTGGGACAATGCTATATTTGTACGGCAAAAGACGTATATTGAGCATATTACCCACGAAAACGGAATTAGGATTGATAAACCCTATTACAGCATACGTTGTGCTGGAATGTCAGAGGACGCTAAGCAAGAATTTATCAAAGAACACACAATCGAGGAGTTTAGAGAAGGCTTAAAGTTAAAGGAGGGATTAAAACCGGTCAGAATGCCAGGAGGTGTATTGCTTGTAAAGAAAGGATACGACATGAGACCTAAAGTTCATAAGAAGATTAAGGAGGATTAATGGTGGATAGCAAAGAAAAACTTAATGCTAAATATGGAATAGAAAGGATAAAATTTGATAAATGTTATGAAATGGCACTTATATGTGGTTATGCTTCCCACAATTGTTGTTTAGGCGAGCAGTTAGAAAAGTGCTACATTTGTCCTTACTATTGTGATACCTTTGGAAATTCACCCTTTAGTTTAAGGAGATAAGGAGCAGAAAATGCCACTTTGGATAATACTAATATTAGTGATATGTGCTATTAAATATGATGAATGGTTTTAATTATTTGCGCGAATAATTAAACAAAGAGAGGATACAATATCCTCTCTTTTTATATCATTACGTAGGGTGCATCAAGGGGCATTCCAATTACCGTTTAACCCAGTGGCACCTTTTACAGTGTGGATTCCACCAGCGTTCAATGGTGCATGACCTACGGTGATACCAATTAGTATGACAGCATCTGTATAACCATCTGCTTACATTCCAGGTTCTTAAACCGGAAACACCCCTTGTTAAACAACAATCTAAAGTTGTTGATAATTAAAGCGTTCTTAGCCAGCATCACATAGTTGATGTTATGGTCATCTGTTGTCAAAGACAACTTAGTCGGGAAGGAAGCATCATAGCTGTCAGTAACATATATCATGCCTTGTGCTTCGTAGTCATATATCGCGTAATGCTTGTTTAAATATTTAATGGTGTACATATATCGACCGCGCCCCTCAGGTCTTTCGATAAACGAATAGTTATCATTAAGATAAACGTTCTGAGAAGCATAAGCCACGTAGTCACTGGATGAGAAAGCCCGGTTAAATCCCGATTCCAACTGTGCGTCAGACGCAGATTGTATGAATCCTTGTTCCAGTACATACCCATCACCTCTAAGGAAATTTGTATCTCGTTTCAGTCTGGTAGAAATCCCCAAGGCTGAGTAATAGGGGTTAAGTAAACTAACCGTGTTACCGCACATATATACTGGCACATAACGAATCTGTTTACCATTACCACGGGCAATACTGGTATGCACAGACAGCAGTTTCCTAATTTCGTCCGAGCAATATTTTCCTGTCTCGCTTTGAAATTCATCCATCAGCATACGTTCTACGTCATTAAATAGGTGACTATATTTCTTTATTGCGTCAGCGTTGTTAAGTGCAATAGCATAGCCACATGGCTCATCATTGAGGAACAATTCGTGGAATATTCCTTTCGCCATGGGCTTACTGGACATAATATCATCTGGATAAAACAATCCATGAATGTCTTTAAAAAACTTCTCAGCCACATCTGACAACTCATAGTTGAACCTATAAATCAAACAAAATTTTCCTTGTCCTGCCTTAAATTTTTTAACAAAGTAACGGTTAAACCAGGTTGTTTTACCTCCCGTTCGGTTAGTGGTTACTAAAAACAATTCTGGGTTTTTACCATTAATATCTTTGAGGGACAAAAGCTTTGTTCCGTCATAGTAAGCCATGACTAACCTCCTTTTTACTAAAATGTTGCAAATGCAACATTTTTTCAATATCTTTATTTCCATCTATATTATACCATAAATATGTTGCAATTGCAACATTTTTGTGCTATAATAAAAGATAGAAAGGGGGATATCCATGGAAGATATTGTAAGCATCATTAGCACGGTAGGATTTCCAATCGCTTTAACGTTAATCCTGTTGTGGTACATCTATGACAGCAACAACAAGCACAAAGAGGAAATTGATAAAATGTCCGAAGCGTTGAACAATAACACTTTGGCATTAACAAAACTCCTTGACAGAATGGAGAGTGACAAACATGTTTAATGGAATTGATGTATCCAGGCACCAGGGGGACATTGATTGGGATAGTGTTAATCCTTATATCGACTTTGCCATGATACGTGCCGGTTTTGGAAAAAACAACATTGACGCTAAAGCTAGAAGAAACGTAGCAGAATGCGAAAGATTAGGAATACCGTATGGCCTTTACTGGTTCAGCTACGCACTGCATCCAGAAATGGCTAAAAAGGAAGCGGAATACTTAATCGACTTTATAGGAGAACACAAGCCGGAATATCCAATCGTGTACGACTTTGAGTATGACACAGTTACACATGCAGTCAAAAACGGTGTAAGCATTAACAGGCAGTTCGTGCTTGATTGCACAGAAGAATTTTGCCGCACCCTGGAAGAACACGGATTCTATGCCATGTTTTACACGAACCAGGATTACTACCAGAGATACTATCAGGCAAGTAAAGTTGCTGAAAAGTATGATATGTGGTACGCCAAGTACTCACAGACAGCTGGTAGAAAGGTAACACTGTGGCAGTATTCCGACAAAGGTAAACTGCCTGGTATTTCAGGCTATGTTGATTTAGACAGAACCGAACGTGATTACCCTTTAATCATGACGAAGAACAACCTTAACAACTGGAGGTAACTATGCCATCTATACAATCTGCTTATAATTGGTCAATTGAAACCTGCGCGAAAGAAAACGTAGGATACTCTCAAACATACCGTAATCAACAAACCATAAATGGTATTACATACTATGATTGCTCATCTTTTATCTGGTACTCGCTTATTGCCGGAGGATGGGACTTAGTTTCAGTGTGGGGTACATGGCCTTTTACAACAAGCAGTATGGCAGGTGTTTTACAGCAAGTGGGATTTACGAAACACGCACCAGACATTGCATGGTTGCCGGGTGACATTGTTATCAGAACAAGCCACACTGAGATGACATTTGATGCAACCAGGACAATGGGTGCTCATTCCGCGAACGTGCCACTAGAGCAACAAGTATCAATCAACGCTAACGATTCACGTGGCAACTGGTTAGAATTATGGCGGTGGGAAACCGGTGCCACAAACGAATGGATTAAGGGAAATTACTATTTGTCGATTGGCGAAATGCAGAACAACGCAACCATCCAATTTGCGTATTTTATGTCTAAGGGCTGGACAGCCGAGGCCGTAGCTGGACTACTTGGAAATGAGCAAGTAGAATCAACGCTAAACCCCGGAATATGGCAAGATTTAACGCCGGGTGGTGGCTGGGGACTCGTTCAGTGGACACCATCAACAAACTATACCGACTGGGCAGACGCTAATGGCTACGCCCATGATAGCGGAGAAGGTCAGATGGAATGGATTGACACACAGACAGTCCCGTCTGGACAATGGATACCGACAACGCAATACCCCGAATCATTTGGAGAATTTAAAGTTAGCACACAAACACCTGAATACTTAGCAGATTGTTTTCTTAAAAACTTTGAACGACCCGGAACCATTGACCAACCAAAACGACAAGAATACGCAAGGTATTGGTATGACTGGTTTAAAAATGAATATGTTCCACCGCCAAATCCACCAGATGGTGGTGAGTGGTCATACAAAATGCCATTGATATATTATAACAAAATTTTTTAGGAGGGAGAAACATGGCAATGCTTGACAGAGAAAAGTTCTTTGAACGAATCAAGGAACGCCTGGGAGAGGATGATTCAGATGAAGCATTATCTTTTCTGGAAGATGTAACCGACACCTATGACGACCTTGAAAGACGGGCAGCGGGTGACGGTGAAGATTGGAAGGGCAAATATGAGGCCCTTGATGGAGAATGGAGAAAACGTTATAGAGAACGTTTCTTCGGAACTCGCGAAGAAGTAAAAGAGGAACAAGAGGAAGATGTGAAGGATGACGGTAAAGTCCGTTCATTTGATACATTATTTGAGGAAAGAGAGGGTGAATAATTATGCCAATTAAACCAGAAAAAATTACACTTAGTGATGTGCAGGCGAATGCAGCTTCTGCTTATAGCGCGGAAAATCCTGACGTATCCGCCACTAATTTACAGAAAGCCGCCGCACAGATTTTAAACACAATCCGTGACAACGCATCTGCGAACTATCAGAACTACGTACCAGAATTGACCGCAGGAGATGATACAGCATTGCGCCAGATTGGTGCAATCATCATGGACTTACAGCCACTTAGAAACGAGTTATTAACAGCACTCATGAACCGAATCGGGCGTGTGCTGATTACTTCTAAAATGTTCTACAACCCGTGGGCCGGAATGAAAAAAGGTCTGCTGGAATTTGGTGAAACTGTAGAGGAAATCTTTGTTAACATTGCTAAGCCTTATCAGTTCGACCCAGCTGTTGCTGAATCTGAAGTGTTCAAGCGCGAAATTCCGGACGTTCGTGCGGCATTTCATATCATGAACTACCAGAAATTTTACAAACAGACTATTAGCAATGACCAGCTTAGACAGGCGTTTCTGTCATGGCAGGGTATTACAGACCTGATCGCAAAAATCGTAGATGCTATGTATACAGGCTCTAACTATGACGAGTTTCTGACGATGAAATATCTCATTGCTAGAAACGTGCTTGACGGGCGTATGCATGTAACTGAAATTGCCCCCGTATCTGCTGAAAACGCAAAGACAATCGTTTCCACCATTAAGGGAGTATCCGGAGTATGGCAGTTCCCCAGCACACAGTACAATCTTACAGGTGTAACTACCTTCACAGATACCCGTGACCAGATGCTTATAATGAACGCCAAATTCAATGCTGTGATTGACGTTGAGGTTCTTGCTTCTGCGTTCAACATGGAAAAAGCTGAGTTCATGGGTAATCGTATACTGGTTGATACCTTTAGCTTTAGCACAAGTGACAACAACAGGCTTGCAGAACTGTTTGCTAACGACCCCAACTTTGTGCCGTTAACTGAAGCTGAAAGAACCGCACTTGACGCAATTCCGGCAGTTATGGTCGACCGCGACTGGTTCATGGTTTTCGACAATTTCTACAACTTCACCGAAAACTACAACGGTCAGGGACTTTACTGGAATTACTTCTATCATACCTGGAAAACGTTCAGTGTTTCACCGTTTTTTAATAACACCGTTTACGTAGGTGGTGCCCCAACCGTAACAAGTGTAACTGTAAGTCCTAAGACCGCAACTGTTAACAAAGGCCAGTTGGTTAAAATGTCGGCTACAGTTGTTACCACAAACTTTGCACCTAAGTCTGTTACATGGACGGTTACTGGAGGAACCGATTCTAGCATTGATATCTACGGCAACCTCGTTGTCGGAGAAGATGAAACGGGCGCAACTCTCACCGTTACAGCTACTTCCACGTTTGACAGCACAAAGACTGACACAGCTACCATCACTGTATCAGCATAATAAAGAGGGGGTCTATCCCCCTCTTAAGGAGGTCATATGTACGTAAATCCAAATACTAACGTCCATATTCTTAAAAACGTTCCACTGGATAACACCTACAGGAACACAATTTATTTTAGTACAGCCACTCAGCAAGCAAGCTATTTTGCTAGCCTGTCAAAGTTTTCACTGACAGAGTACACCTATCAGAGGATTGATAAAACCATTAATGTTGGTATAAACGCCGAATCACTGTATGACTGTAATTACATCATGTTCCAGAATGCATCCTTTGGTAACAAATGGTTTTACGCTTTTATCACAGGTGTAGAGTATAAGGGAAACAACTGCTCAACCATAAGCTACGAAATGGATGTTATGCAAACCTGGTTTTTCGATTACACCGTAAACCCGTGCTTTATCGAAAGAGAACATATATTGGTGGATGAAATTGGTGCTAATTTAGTAGATGAAAACCTCGAATTAGGCGAGTACATCTATGACACAGCGTTCCGCACTGAACACATGGATGATTATGTGGTTGTGGTTGCAGCAACGGTTGATTCACAAGGAAATGTTGGAACCAGCACCGGTGGTTACGGAGGAATTTATTCTGGATGTTGGTTGCATGTGTTCGATACTTTCCCCGCAGTTGCCGTATTTATTGACAACCTTATCACCAACAATAAAGCAGACGCTATCGTATCTGTGTTCATGATGCCCTCAGACTTTACTACAGCCATGGGTGCACCTGCAAGAAACTACGTTGTTGAAAGAGATAAACAACGTGGGGCAATAGACGGATACGTGCCCATGAATAACAAACTCTTTACTTACCCCTACTGTTTTTTATATGTGACAAACTTAATGGGCAATTCTGCTACGTACAAATACGAATACTTCCAGACCGCAAACTGCACCTTTAACTTAGGCATGGATATGTCACCAAACCCATTAGGGATGCTTACTCCACTGGGCTACAAAAATGTGGGAGCCAACTACAACGAAGCAATCACCATTGGTGGTTTTCCTCAATGCTCATTTACCGTGGATACCTACAAAGCGTGGCTTGCTCAAAATGGTTCGTCCATGGCGGTAGATATGTTAGGGTCAGCAATGGGGGCTGTTGCAGGAATTGCTACAGGTAATCCAATTGTCTTAGCCGCTGGAATTGCGGGCGCGACTAATGTAGGTCGAACGCTTGCGAGATTAAATGCAATACAAACTCAACCGCCACAAAGCCACGGTTCCCAATCAAACAGCGCACAAGTAGCCTTTAGTATTAAAGATTTTTATTTCCTTAATTATCACATTCGCGCCGAGTTTGCAAAAATAATAGACCAGTATTTTAACGTTTATGGCTATGCAACTCATCAGGTTAAAGTTCCAAACCGTTCACAGAGGCCCCACTGGAATTACGTTAAAACGGTAAACTCCAATCTTACAGGCAGTGTTCCATCAGATGACATGGCTAAGTTACGAGGGATATATGACAACGGTATTACATTTTGGAAAAATGGTAGTGAAGTAGGCAATTACAGCTTAGATAACAGAGCGGGAGGAGGTGGAAGCTAATGAGTAAAAAGGGAGGTATGGTCCCGGGAAATACCCGGGAGTTCTGGAACGCAAAGAAATGCAATGACTGGACATTCATACAGTACTATAACCGGTTGGTGGACTTAGCTATCAGCCAGTTTGAATGGATTAATCTACCACCAACATGTGATAGACGCTTCCTTGAATTAGCGCTGTTTGCAGACGGCATGGCAGTATTCTTTAAGGATGAAGTAATGGGATACTTAACATTGCAGTGCATGATATCTGGGCCATTAGATGTTTACAGAATACCAATCTACAGACGTGCGTATGCAAGCAACGGATACCAAATGGAATTGAGCAAGGAAAACAGCGTACTTATTTTTAACAACTCCTTGCATATTAATTCACAATTAGATATAGAAATGTATGCTTGGAGACTGTACGAAATTCAAAGAGCAATTGACACGAACGTTAAATTACAGAAAAATCCAAAAATTATTACATGTTCAGAATCACAACGACTTACTATCATTAATCTATTTAAGCAGTATGAAGGAAACTACCCTTTTATATTTGCAGATAAACAAATGGACCTGAGTGGATTAAACGCAATTGACATATCGGCACCATACGTTGCAGATAAATTGCAGGTACTCAAGGGTTTGGTGTGGAACGAAGCAATGACGTACTTAGGAATTGGAAACACCAATGATGAAAAACGTGAGCGTCTTAATACCCTGGAAGTTAAAAGCGGCATGGGAGACGTAGAAGCGCAACGCTATACAAAGTTGATGGAACGTGAAATAGCTTGTGAAAGAATCAACGCCATGTTTCCAGGCGTTAATTTAGGAGTAAGGTACAAACAAATAATCGCTACAGAAAATCCAGCAATCGAAGAAATAGAAACAGAGGAGGTGGTAGAAGAATGAGTGCTGTTACTATGACATTAGGATATATTTGTGAAGGTTTGGTGGGAAGAACTGAACCAGCAGGATATACTGATATTGTTAACACGGTTATTCCAAGTGCCGTTCCGATTCTGTTTGATTTTAACTTCCCTATCTTTGACGAACAATACCGAAATGTATTATTAACCAAAATTATTAAGCACTATTACACACGTGAAATTGGTGAAGAAACACTCGGGTTGTTCAAGCTTAGGCTGGATACAAGATTAAATGAAATCATGCCGTACTACAACAAAATGTATGAAGCCGAAACCTACAAGTTTAATCCAATTTATGATGTTGATTTAACCAGGCAACATCAGGCGAATAAGACAGGTACACAAAAACTTGATGGTAAAGTGATGACAACAGAAGAAGGACAGACAATAACAGCAGTAGATAACACCACGAAAGCAGACGGAAATGTTAACCAAACCGTTACTAGAGCTGGAACAGATAAGTATTCTGAAACCCCACAGGGTGGATTGGTAGGACTTGCAAATGATGAATATCTAAGCAACGCTAGAATGACAAATGATAACGATACAACTACTGCTACAACTGGTGATACTACAACCCTTAATGGAAAGACAGATACAACAACGGATAATACAACCAACGTTACTACAAACAATAATACCACTATTAATAATGTCGAAGATTATATCGAAACAGTTCAAGGCAAACAAGGAACACAGAGCTATTCTTCCATGATTATGGAGTACCGCGAAAGCCTTATTAACATTGACATGATGATAATCAATGACATATCAGATTTATTCTTAGGAATATGGGAGGTAGGATATCCATGGTAAATAATGATTCAAATTTTAAATCAATTGAACTGCTAAGGTGCTGGTGCATGAAATCGTTACCTACAGTGTTCAGTGATGCGTTAAGCTATAATCAGCAGGTATGCCTACTGACCAAAGCCATTAACGATATGGCAAATACCATTAATGGATTGCCCGATTACATTATTGAGTTGGTAAAAGAATTACTTAACCAGTTAAACCTGGAGGAAATTGTTAAGGAGGTACTTGCAGACCTTTACTTCCTTAATGTAAAGAATCCTCCAAATAACATGACGGCGGCTGTAGGTGATGGTGTTACAGATGATACTGCCGCTATTCAGGCTATGATTGCCTATCTGAGTGGTAAAAGAGCGTATTTGTTCTTCCCTGCTGGTATTTACTCTGTTTCTGGGCTTAATGTAACGACTAACATGAGTTTGGTTGGCCTTGATAGATACCAGACCACGTTGCAGTTAAGGGCGGGTAGCAATAAAGACTTGCTCACTGGGGATTTAGGGGCTTGCACTATCAATGACATTACACTTGACGCTAACATGCCTGGTCAGACGCAGAATTGCAGTGTGTTTGATGGTAATGTTGGAAATATGTTGGTGAGCAATGTTATCTTTAAAAATGGATACAATGTTTTGGGTATTAATGTTAACGGATTAGTTCAGATAGACAACATTGTGTTTGATGGAGTTCAGGGTAATGGGTTGAGTATTGGAGGCGATAGGGTAGTTGCAAATAATATTGAATTTGTACACAACTCTTTAAACGCTGATACATTGATTACTGTATCGGGAACCAATTGCATGTTAACTAACTTACTAAATACGTCAAGCTGTAGCAAAGTATTAAATATCACGGGAAACAACAACGTGATTATGGGTGTGGCAAAAGGTACTCAAACACCGTACTCGGCAACTGGAACTGATAATTTCATAGACATTATAACATTAAATGGGCATGAAGTAATAGACGGAAATTATATCCACAATACTAACGGTTTGGTTAGTATAAACTGTAATGCTTCCACACAAAACATTAACACCACTAATACAGTTCATGTTGACGGTGATGATTTATTGACAGCTAATAACTCAACTGAAACAATAAACGCAACCAAAGAAATAACCGCAAATGACATATATTTAAATCCCACCAATCCATTAAAATATGGAACTGTAAAAGACTACAATAACTATTTTAAAGTTATTAATATGAAGGATAAAAACGAAAATCCATATAACTTACTCGTGCCAGGTGATGATATTGCCCAAATAGGAAATATAAATTCTTTAACAATTTCAGCAAAACGGTTGGGTAGATGGTTGATTCCATTTGGAAATAATACCGCAGATAAGGGCGCAACATTAGCTTTTTCTTATTCACAGGGTAGTTATTATATCGAGAACACCAACAAATTTCTTGTGGGATATATACCTTATAATTCCGCTGATATAAGAAAGACCAACGACTGTATGATTAGAGAATACAATATGGTTGATGGTAGCTTAATTAGAGAAAAAGTGATTCCTGCCGGTGGCCATATTAATGGTATGGGAATGGATGAAGCAAACGGGCTTGTGTATGTTGCACAGACTCTTACTTATGGCTCATCTGGTGAAACGTTGGGTAGCAAAATCATATTGGTTTTAGATTATGCCACTTTGAGCGTAAAACAGGTACTAACAGTTAATACTTCCTTAACAACGTTTTTGACTTCTGTAAGTTATAATAATGCCACTAAAAAATTATACGCCATGTCAAAAGATTATGTGTTTGAAATTGACCCTAGTAGCGCGGAAATTATGTCGACCATTCCACTTAGTCTACCTGACGGCCTAGACGCCGCTGATGTGGGTTGGCAAGACGGGGCTGTTAAAAATGGATTCATATACCAGCCAATAAGTAGCCCCGAGGGATTAATAGTCTACGATATGAGCGGCGCTTTGGTTAAGACATTTACATTCCCAAACTATGTTGACAACTTGTATGTTTGGACTGAGACTGAAGGAATAACTGTACTGAACAATGGTGATTTATACATTAACTGCTGCACCCAAATAGATAACGCTAGTGAATACTGCTGTACTCAAGTGTTCTACTGTAGTGACACTATGGTTCAACTTGAGAAAAATCTATACAGGGGTAGCCCTAACAAATTCAGCGTAACTTACCTTGATTTCGCGTCCACTTCGTTTAACCCAACAGGGTTAGAAAGTGCTCCATTTAAAATACCTGGAGAGTTACTTATGAGTTTAAAGGCAGATACTTATGCACCACAAATTAATGAAATACGAGTGACTAAAGGAGAGTACCCGGCTATAAGAATGGATGGAATGAGCAATTTACATTTTGTCTGCAATGGGGCTTCGTTTAGTTCAATTATTTGTACCAAGTGCTCTAATATAGGCTTTGATGATGCTGTCATTAAAAAGACTAACTTTTATGTGTCGAATGCTCTGTATGCTAGTAGAATGACGGGTCTGGTATTAAATAACTTACTGTGTACTGCCGCTGAATGGACATATCCGGGCACTTATATATTCTTCATTGAAAAAAGTAGCGTAACGTGGTTGGGCGGCGTTAGCACAAGCGAGTATATTAATCCAAACACTTATGACGCTGGAAAACTGTTTTACTTAGTGGATTGTAGTTTCACTAATAACAGTTCGTTTCAGAATCTATATACTAGCTATCAGAAATTGGTTAACACAGGTTATACCCTCGCTAGTGGTTCTACTGCTCCAGGTAGTAAGCTTGCTTTTAACAGTGCTATTACAAATGGACATATAACTAACCCCTCGGGCAATTATCGTTATATCAACTTTGAGGTTGCTACTGATGCGTCCTCAAGCCCTGTATGCTATAAATTTAGAAAGGGCAGTAATAACAACTATGTTGTTAGAATCTCTAATCTGCCTGACACGTTACCTACTACTGGTTATATTGGGTCACTGCTTGAGTTGTTCTTTACGCTAGAAAGTGATGGTATTAATTTTACTAAAGCTAATAAGATTAATTTTACAATGGCTAGTGGTGGCGCTGTATCTGCTTCTCTCATAAGTGATACTGATAGTAGACTTAGTGCTGTGACATTATGTGATATGTAAGGAGGATAATTATGGATGATTGGAGAGATAACTATAGATTGGTTGAAGTAGCTAAAGATAAAGCTATAGGTAGAACTGGTGAAGGTATTGATGAAATCACTAACGAAGACGCAGTAGGTAAGATTGAGTTTAATAATGGTAGTGAAAGATATGAAGGCGGGTTCTGGGATTA